AAGGGCTGAATTATGAGGAGAGGCACGAGGAAAACAAAGAAAAATATGTTTATCAAACCTCAAATATTCAGAACCTAGAAAAAGCCCAGTTTTCCGGGGCGGGAATGTATGATATCCCGGAAATACTGCCAGTTCATGAAGTTCCAAAAGTAAAACAATGGATAGGGTTTAATTACGTCTTAACGGATGAATCCCCGGAAGAAAAGGGGGTTCATTTTTTTATTGACGATTATCAGTTTGAAAGAATTTGGAACAACATAGACAAATACGTCGATAAGCTCAAAAGATACGCCTGTGTTGCGTCCCCTGATTTTTCACCTTACACCGATATGCCGTTTGCCTTACAACTTTACAACCATTATCGGAAACACTGGGTCGGCAGATACCTACAGGAGAATGGCGTCAACGTGATTCCGACGGTCAGGAGGGCGTCAGATGAAAAGGTTAAAGACTGGTGGTTAGAGGGTGAGCCAAAAAATAGCGTCATAATAACGTCGTCGATGTGGGCTTTTAGGGATTCACTAGAGGAAAATCAGTCTGACTATGATTCTTTACTGGAAAAGCTAAATCCAAAACACGTTTTTCTGTACGGGCAAGAAGTAGAAGGCCTAGATTTGCACGGGATTGCGACGCTTGTAAAACCGTTCAGCGAACAAAGGTGGGGCAGATGAAACAAAAAACGAAAAGGGAATACAGTCAAAGAAGAAAAAGAGGTATTACCCCGGACGAATGGGATGCGCTTGAATACTATGTATCAGGAGAAGGAATGTGGATAAATCAATATCTTCGAGGGAGAGGTGACTTCGGCGAACTCAGTGAGTCGGAAAAGGTATTCCTTAAAAACCTAGACAGTGCAACAACAAAACAAAAGACAAGCGAAAATGTTCTCTATAGATCAGTTGACGCAAGTGTGATTTTCGGAGGGGATGAAAGTCAGTTATATGCGCTTCAACAGGTCGTCGGCTATGGGGACAAACAGAGGTATTACGTCAATCAGGCCGAGCCGCTAATCAATCGAACTGTAGGTCGGGAAATCACCGAAAAGGGTTTCATGTCTACGACGAAAGACTTTTCTATTGCTAGAGACTTCTTAGGATTTACCGGGGCAGAGAATCCCGTTGTTATGAGGATTAACACTAATGGGGCTTTGGGAGTAGATGTATCGAGATTTGATGCGAATACAGACGAACCTCAAAAAGAGGTTTTATTGCAACGCGGCTTGAAATACCGGGTAAACCGTGTTTACGGACAGGATAGAACCGTAATTGTTGATGTGGATATAGTGAGGTGATGGGATGAAAGTAAAACCGAAAAGAGGTGGGCGTTCTGCTTTGACTAGTTCTGTAGCCGAAGCACAGGATAAAGCGGCGCAAAGAATAGCAAACAGAACTAGAAACCTTAAAAACGAACAATACAGAATCATAAACGAGAACGGCGAGGTTGTTCTAGAAAAGAGAGGCGAACATCACGAGGTGAGGCACACTGTAGGTGAGTCGCGTCAATATTTGCCCGGAGCGATTGATATTCATAATCACCCGGACGGAGGCCCACCCTCATTACCTGACTTGAGGTCGTTCGGATATGGAGCTAGAGCTATTTATATAGCCGCCCCGGAAGGAAACTATATTCTAATCAACGGACGATATGACAAAAGGGATAGATATGAGGGATGGGACAATATGTCCCAAGAAATACAAAGAAGAGGCCTAGAGGAGCGCGTCAAGTCGGATTTGGAGGTAAGGCGCGAGGGAAGGGAAACGCCAAAAGCGAAGAGACTTCAAGACAGAATGACCGCAATATCGAGTAAGTGGTCACAAGCTAGAAGCAACGGAGAGAGCAAGGAAAAACTGGATGAGTATATAGCGCAGTACGACAAGGTATCAAACGAGTATAAAGCGTATTTGGACAAATTTGTAAAAGAATACGATTATACAAAAGAGTGGAAAGACTTTTATAAAAGCGAAGCAAAGAAATACGGATTTATCTATAAATTCATACCGAAAACGAGGTGAAGCAATGAAGGAAAAACCAAAAAGAAGCTACCGCGAACGAAGAAAAGAGGCGGAGACCAATGGTAGACGCTCACCGAGTTCGATTGCTAGAGATATTGTAAAAGAATTTGGAATTTCAAGAAAAACGAGAAATGTGCAGATAATAACGGAAACAATAAATAAACTCATTTCAGATGGGGAAATCGGTCGAAGGGATGGACAGTCTTATGTAAGCAATTCCGCAGAAACGCAGTTCTTAAATCTAGCAAAGGAATTAGAGAAAGATATACTTGTCGAAAATTCACCCGAGGCCGCCAGTGCCTACAAAGATATCAAGGGACGGTTAAACCGCTATAAATATTATCTTTCAAAGGAAGATAGAAAAGAAATCACGGACTTTAGAGCGTATTCCCGTTCTTCTGAAAATCAGATCAATTTTACGCTAGACAGAAAGAATATGTCGGTAGACAAATTATATTCAGACCTAGTTCGCGGAGAATATGGCTACCTATTCCCGGGAAACGCAACACACCCGGGAGAAATGGCAAGAGAAATAAATGACGTCGTGGGCTTTTTAAAAGAATCCTCAAAGGGAACGAGTATGGAAAACGTGTACGGCAGAGAAGTAAAAGAGAGGGAAATTGCACGCTTATACGCAACACTTGAAGTCTATACTTACAGATGGTTGGACAATAACTAGTCTATACAGGTGATGTTATATGCTATCGGACAATATCGGAGAGGTTATAAACTCGGAGCGTATAGGAAGAGGATGGACACAAAAGTATTTAGCTGAAAAAGCCCATGTATCTAGATACTTAGTTATCGCGGTAGAGCATGGGCAAGCGGTATCTTTCGAAATTATTAAATCACTACTAGATGCCTTAGACTTAAAGATAGTGATAGAGCGAAAAGGTGGGATAAAATGGTAGAGTCGGAGGCAAGGAGAAGACAAGTAGAAGAGTTTAACAAGGCGGGAGAAAAGACAAGGTTTAGCGGTGAAAAAGCGGTGGAAGCGGGACGCAAAGGTGCGCCAAAATCAGCAGAGGCTAGAAGGCGTCAGAAGGCCGTTAGAAACGCGTTTAAGGATATCTTTAAGCTAGATGTACCCAACGACCAGTTACAGGCCTTATTAGAGGCGTTAGGGCTTGACCCGTCGATATATAACGCGATGCTTTTCTCAATGACTAATGCCGCCGTTAAGGGCAATGTGAGAGCGTTCGAGGCCGTTATGAAATACGCGGGAGAGGACAAGCTCAGAGAGGCGGAAATCAAACAGATAGCGGACGCGGGCAAGAAGAATGGCGGCAGTGGGGACGTTGAGAAACTAATAGATGCCATGAACGCGGGCGCGGCTATCGACTGGGCAGACGAAAAAGAAGAAAAGAAAGATGAGTGAATTTGAGTTTAGGCCTTTCTCACTTAAACAAAGGAAAGTGATGAATTGGTGGATGGAGAATAGCCCCGTAAACAATATGAGCGGCGTTATAGCGGACGGAGCTATCAGATCAGGTAAAACTATATCCATGAGCTTATCTTTCGTTATATGGGCAATGAGGACGTTTGATGGGCATAATTTTGCCATGTGCGGCAAGACCATTGCGTCTTTTCAGAGAAACGTCTTTGTCTCACTGATGCAGATGCTAGACACCCTAGGATATCGGACGCAGTACAAGCGACAGGAGAACCTTTTTATATGCTCAAATGCGGGGCATGAAAACAGGTTCTATATTTTTGGCGGAAAAGACGAACGGTCACAAGACTTAATTCAAGGTATCACGCTTGCGGGTGTGTTCTTTGATGAGGTGGCACTGATGCCTCAGTCATTCGTGAATCAGGCGACAGGCCGTTGCTCAGTCGAAGGAAGTAAATATTGGTTTAATTGTAACCCCGGGAGTCCCTCTCATTGGTTTAGGCAAGAGTGGATTCTAAAGGCCAAAGAGAAACAGTTGTTATATCTTCATTTCACGATGGACGACAACTTGACTCTTGCGGACGATATCAAAGAGAGATACAAGTCGATGTACTCAGGGGTATTCTATCAGCGGTATATCTTAGGCTTATGGGTACTCGCGGATGGGTTGGTTTATCCGATGTTTGACCGGGAAAAGCACGTTATACACCTAGAAAAAGAAGGGGCAAACAAGTGGGAGTATGACTTTCACAAGCGGTATTATATCTCAATCGACTATGGAACAGTGAACCCGTTCGCGGCCTTGCTGATTGAGTACGACCCGAAGACGAGAAAGTCTATCATACTGGATGAAGTCTATTACAAAGGCCGGGATGGGCAGAGAGTTGACAATGAAGCCTATTACGGGATGATAACAGAGCTAGCGGGCAAAGTACCGATTGAATCAATAGTCATTGACCCGTCGGCGGCGGGCATGATTGAGACCATAAAGAAATACCACAAATACACAGTCAGAGGGGCAAACAACGACGTCTTGGACGGTATCGTCGAGGTGACAAAGTATCTAAACAAAAACTTAATTTATGTCGCGGATTGGTGTACCGATATACTGGACGAATTTGCCACCTATGCATGGGACGACGACCCGGTGGCAGAGAGAGTTATCAAAGAAAGTGACCACGCTATGGACGCACTCAGGTACTATATCATGACCATTATGAAGCTATACAATAGGTGGGAGGTTTAAGTTATGGGATTCGTTTCAGACCTTATTAAACGGGTATCTCAGGCGTTTAATATGCGTAAGACCGTTGAAGACGTATTCGAGGTGGACGCGGTACTATCTCAGAAAATGGAGGATTTGATTCCTTTATTCGATGATATCACGGCGGGCGAACCGGGATGGATAGACGATGAGGACGATATTCATTCTATATCTTTCGCGTCTTTCATTGATACTTTCACGGCGGAGCTTGTTTGCCTCAATATGGAAGTCAACATAGAGGGCGGCAAGCGGGCAGAAGAGTTACAGAAAATGATAGACTACGCAATGGAAAACATGGTTGACCATGTCGCGGCGGGACTCGGAAACGTCGGTATCATGTTCAAGCCCAACGGGGTAAACGTCGATTATATTCAGCCCGGGTACTTTGTGCCACTGGAAACAGACTCAAACGGTCATATACTCGGTTGCGCTTTTAAGACTCAGCGGACTATCGGAAAGTATATTTATACTAAATGGGAAATGCACCGCTTTGAAGGAACAGGAGAAAACAAGCGGTACAAGATTGTTAATAAATGCTTTAAGTCGGAGAAGGCCGATAAACTGGGCGATGAGTGCGCATTAAGCGAGGTTGAAGCATGGGCGGATATCGAAGAGGAAATCTATATCGACAACATTGATAAACCGTTATATGCGTATTTCAAGATGCCCCGCCCCAACAACGTCGATAGGGATTCACCACTTGGTTTGCCTATTTGGTATTCATGCATTGAGGAATTAGCTTGTCTTGACTATGCGTGGAGCAGAAAATCGACCGAAGTGGACGACTCAAAACATACTACTTTTGTCCCTCAGAGCGCGATTAAATACGCAGATCAGGAACAGATTAGTCTTCCTAGGTATGTCAAAGGGCTTGAAATGGGACTCGGCGGAGAAAGTCAAATCCACGACCATGTGATTCAGCTTTTGACAGATGCGCGAATCAAGGATATCAATTCTATTTTGGCAATGATATCCGCTAAGTGTGGATATTCTCAGACCACGTTTCAGCTAGACGAGAAGACGGGAATGAAGACCGCGAGGGAAATCCAAGCGGACGACCAAGAGACCGTCAGGACAATCAAGACAATCCGGGACGCACTCAGAACCACTATAGACCAGTTGGTTTATGCGTGTAATGTAATGGCGGACAATCAGGGCAATAGTCCGTCTAGCAATTACAAAGTCACCTATGACTGGGGCGATATCACCTATTCCTACGATGAGGATAGAGCGATGTGGTTATCTTATGTCGATAGAGGATGGATAAGGCCTCAGGACTTTCTCATCAAGTTTGAGGGCATGGACGAAAAAGAGGCGGAGGAAATTGTATCAAAGGCAAGAGCCGACGCGATGCAGACCGCCGCTAATGCTCAATTCAGCTTGTCAGATATCGGAGGATAAATATGCTAAGCCCGGACGAAATAGAAGTGTTAGCCGAACGGGCTAGGCCAGTAACAGAGGCTTTAAATACCACGATAATAAACAAGATCATTGAGCGACTAATAGCCCGATACGAGAGGGGCGAGGGATTCTATCTCACCCGGACGGACACTTTACAGGCCTCAGTGATGGAGGACTCAGGGGAGCTATTAAAGGATATCGCCCGGGAAATAGAGAAGACTAGGCTTGCCACTTACAAGGTCATTTATGAGGCTTTTAAGGACGGTTTCAAGGACTCATGGGAATATGATTCAAGAATGTATCAGATGGGCGGGAAAGAGCCTAGAAAGCCCTCAGAGAGGTATCTAGAGATTCTTCAAAGGAACTACGAGAAAACGTCGGGCGAATTCCTCAACATGACAGGCACGGCGGCGTTAGATTCCTCAAAACTTTACAGACAAACATGGGATAAAGCCTATTTTCAGAGTATGACCGGGGCGGTATCTGTACAGGAATCCTTTAAGGATTCAATTAAGGAATTAGCCGGGAAACAGATGGAAATAGTCCATTATCCCTCAGGGCATAAAGATACTTTAGAAACGGCGGCTTTAAGGGCTATCCGCACGGGAATAGCTCAGACGGCGGGCGATATCGCAATAAAGCGAATGGAGGAAATGGGATGGGATGTGGTTTTAGTCTCAGCTCATTTTGGCGCACGTCCTACCCATGAGAAATGGCAAGGCAAGTTTTACTCATTGCATGGGAATACACCCGGCCTCCCGGATTTTATATCATCAACCGGGTATGGAACAGTCACAGGACTATGCGGCGCGAATTGCCGTCACCATTTTGGCGTCGGAGTTTTGGGAATAAATCCATATGAAGCATTAAACATAAACACCGAAGAATCAAACAAACGCTATGAGGAGACTCAGAAGCAAAGAGCCTATGAGAGGGATATCAGGCGGAGCAAGGCAGAGTGTATCAACCTTAAAACCGCCCTAAATGCCTGTAAAACGCAAGAGGACAAAGATTTGATATATCCGTCCTATGTAAGCGCGGCGAAGCGTTTAAAGGCCAAAAACGCGCGTCTAGAGGCATATATCAAAGAGCATGATTTGAAGCCCTACCCGGATAGAGTATATGTTCAAGGGTGGGACAGATCACAAGCCGCAAGCGCGTCGGCGGCGGCTAGAAAGTAAGATTTTTTTTACATTTTGGGGTAAAACTGAAAATAAATGCAATAATTCTCGTGTCATGTTTGTACCTCTTTCTTCTTCTAGCGCGGGGGCGGTAACAGTCTTTACAGACGACGGGGGGTGCAATTCCCTACCGCCCTTTTATCGGTGGGTGAAACCGTTAAGCACTAACCATCACCGGGGAAGACCCGGTTAAAAAATAACTTTAATGGGGGTATGAAATGAAGAACGTGGTAACAATCCTTAGAGAACTGGGTATCGAAATCCCGGAGGATAAGGAACAGGAGATCACAAGAGGGGTCGCGGAAAATTATGTGACCAAGGCCGAACACGAGAAAAAAATCACTCGAATTGAGGCCGAACGTGACAATTTTAAGACGCAGAACGACGACCTTACCAAGTCGCTCAAAGCCTTTGAAGGGGTAAACCCCGAAGAACTCAAAGCACAAGTCGCAGACGCGGTTAAAAAGGCCGCAGAAGCGGAGAAAAAGGCTAATGATGAGTTGGCTAGACGCGACAGAAACGACATGATTGACAAGGCGTTGGAGAGTGTTGGTTTCACCTCTTCCTATGCCAAAAAGGACATTGTTTCACGTCTTAAGAACGAGAACGATATCAGGGTCAAAGATGGACAGTTAATCGGCCTCGACGATTATCTCAACATCTATCGCAAATCCGACCCGGATGCATTCAGCGGCGACAAAAAGCCCGCAACATTCACCACGCCGAACGGTGGGGGTGAAACTCAAAAGCTCACAAAAGAGGCGATTATGGCTATTAAGGATTCTCGGGAAAGACGCCAAAAAATCGCCGAAAACCATGAGCTATTCGGATATTAAAGTAAAGGAGAAAGGTTATGCCCGCAAAAGCTAATCTTACCAAAGCCGCTAATATTCAAGTTAGCGCACGCGAAATTGACTTTGTAAGCCAGTTCGCCAAAAACTGGGACGCCCTGAGAGAAATTTGGGGCATCATGAGACCCATTAAGAAAGAACCCGGTTCTAAACTTGTTTCCTATACCGCAAGCGTCACTCTCAACCCGACCGCTGTAGGTGAGGGCGAGGAAGTCCCCTACTCTCAGGCTAACGTAGTAGAGGCCGCTAAGACTGACCTGACCCTTAAGAAGTATGCCAAAGCCGTTTCCATCGAAGCCGTTGACAAATACGGCGCAGAGAACGCAATCGACAGAACCGACGAGGCTTTTCTTGACGAGTTACAGGCCACCGTTATGGACGACTTTTACACCTTCCTTGCCACTGGCACTCTGACCGACACCGCGACCGATTTTCAGGCCGCCGTTGCTCTTGCAGTCGGTAAAGTTAAGGATAAATTCAAGAAGCTCCACCGCACGGCGGGCGCAGTTACCGTATTCGTGAATACTCTCGACGCCTATAAATACCTCGGCGCGGCCTCTCTGACCGTACAGACTGAGTTTGGTATCGACTATATCAAGAATTTCATGGGCGCAGATACCGTTATTCTGTCCTCTGAAATCGCCGCGAATACCGTTATTGCGACTCCCACCCGGAATATCGTTTGCTACTACGCCGACCCCTCTGACAGTGACTATGCCGCCCTCGGCCTTAACTTCACTGTAGACGGCGAGACTCCTCTGATTGGATTCCACGCAAACGGCAACTATAATACTTTCGTCGGAGAGTCCTTTGCCCTTATGGGTATGGCTCTTTGGGCTGAGTACCTCGACGGTATCGCCGTCGTTACCATTTCGGCGGGAAACTGATGGGGCAATCCCCGTACAGTCAGGACGAATTAAACGGAATGACTATAGCGCAGATTAAGGCTCTTGCGGCTGACACGGGGGTTGCTATCACCAAAACCAAAAAGGCGGATATTATACAGGAATTTCTAGCACAGGAGGGTTAATATGTACGCGGATTATAGCTACTATACCGCTGAGTATTTTGGCGATATCTTGACCTCTGACAATGCTAGTAAATACCTTAAACGTGCGTCTTCTGAACTAGACGGGCGCACGTTTAGCCGCCTCCAAACGGCCTTTCCCGTTGATACATACGCTCAAACGAGAGTAAAAGACGCAGTGTGCGCGGTTGCTGAGACCCTTTGTCAAATCGACAATCTGTTGACCGCTACATCGGCGAAGGTTCAAAGCGACGGAAGTTATCAAGCACCTATTTCCTCTATTTCCTCGGGTTCTGAGTCAATCTCATATAGCTCCTCTGTATCGCCCTATTCTAAGGCGGCGCAGAGTCAGACGGAAAAGAATAGCCTTATAACGGCTATCATCAATTCGTATCTTGCCTATGTGCCTGATTCAACCGGGGTTAACCTCTTATATGCGGGGGCAGAGGGAAACCATGTACGATAAAAAACTCACTTTATTTTGCGAACACAATCATAAGTGGATTCCAACAACATTCAATAGGTGTGAGATTTATACAGTCGTTGCCGAAAACCTGACCGTAAACGGCGTAAACAACGTCGGGAACATTAAGATGCTAATTCAAGCCGATAGTGACAAGACTATCGACGGGAAACAGTATATCGGAGTCGCAGAGTACAACTCTAAAGAAGACGTAAGTAACTTCTTTACCTTTGCCCCGGAAAGAGACTTTGTTATCGAAGGCTCATGGGAAGGCGGCGAGGGTGACGACGAGGATTACGACGTTGGGTTCTATCAGTATATGAACGAGACAAGGGACGCCCACATGGTAACGTCCGCCGCGTGGTTCGGCCTCATTCCTCACTTTGAGGTGATGGGGAAATGAACACTATACACTTTAAGGATTTTTCATACCAAAAGGCTCAGTTTAAGGCGGATATTCATTTTTCTGTCTTCAATGAGAACTTCGCAAAGGCGCAGATGGCCTTTGGTGAAATGCTTTTGGAATCATCCCGGGCGGTGATGCCCATTAGAACGGGCGCAATGCGACAGTTAGCTCATACCGAAGCGGGCGGGCGGCTTGTAATTTTCCCGGGCGTGTATACCCGTTTTCAATGGGGCGGGAAAGTCATGGTTGACCCGGTAACGGGAAGCCCGTGGGCGCGTAAGGGTGCAAAGAAGGTTTTAACAGACCGCCCTTTGAAATACGGAGACCCGAACGCGACAGACCATTGGACGGATAAGGTATGGGCGACCTCGGGCGAGGCAATCCTTAAGAGGGTCACGGAGATTATTCAGAATGGCACTTAAACAAGTTATCGACGTGAGCGGTTCATCGGCGGCTAGTAAAGTGCTTTTAGACCTTCTTAACACTTTCCCCGGCCTCGGAAATGACCGTATAGCGTTTTCTTATCTAGACAGTAAGGGTGGAATAGCCTTTTGGCCTACAAGTGGGGCGGTGATAATCTCAAACCGGGAATCTATCACAGGCCATGTAAGACAGGAGTGCGCTTACCCCATTGTCATTATTTTCCGTTTAGCCGCGATGAAGGAATCCACAAGACTCCAAGTCAAGGAATTCCTCGACCTACTAGGCTCATGGATATCCGGGCAGAGTGTAACCATCGGGGGGGATGAGTACAAACTGACCGAATACCCCGACCTAGGCGGGAATCGGAAAATCAGAAATATCAGTGTTACTAATGCCGCACACGTCCAGTCGGCTTATACCGATGGTATCGAAGACTGGGCAATCAATTTACAGATGCGGTATACAAACGAATTTGAAAAGGAGACTTAGTATGCTTGAGCGAAAATACCTCGCACACTTCATTGATGCCTCTTTTGGTGGGTCTACCGTGAATTATGTTCGACTGGGCGAAGACCTCGAAGATTATTCTATCGAGCTGAACCCCGATATCGAACAGTTCAAGAATATCCTCGGCGAATCCAAGATGCGTCACAATGGCTATGAGGCATCCAGTGAAGTTACTCCCTACTATGCAACTATCGGCGATGCTCTGTTTGAGAAGATTTGGGAAATTGCCGATGAGAGAAAGACTGGCGATGCCTGTAAGACTACCGTCGTGGACGTTCTGTTGAACGAAAGCGGCACTGTCGAGGGTGCTAGTCGTGAGAACGTCCGCGTTGTGCCTCAGTCTCAGGGCGGCGATACTAGCGGCGTTCAAGTGCCTTTCTCCATCTACTACGATGGCGCAAGAACCAAAGGCACTTTCGATATGGCCACAAAGACATTTACCCCGGCATCAACTTGATAAGGGGCGGGGAAACCCGCCCTTTTATTATTTTAAGAGAGGTGTAAAACATGGCAGAAGCAAAGAATTTCGGCATCGTACTCGACGACGGTTTTGAGCGAGTCTCCATCGGTAATAAATATGGTGAAGAGGTTGGAGTGTTCTACTTCAATCCTACAGATATCGGCATCATCGAAAGATATAACAAACTGGTGGCGGGTTTTGATAAAATCACTGAGCCACTCACGGAGGGTTCGAGTGAGGATATGACCGAAGAGGAACGGGACAAATTCGCAGAGGAACAGATCAAAGAAGCCTCTAAGAGACTATATGAGGCTTGTAATGAGCTTTTCGGCGGTGACTTTGCGAGCGCATTTTTCGGAAGAACCAACCCGTTTAGCCCGGTCAACGGAAGATTTTACTGCGAGGTAGCACTGGAGGGCGTTGGCAAGTATATTGAATCAAGATTTGACTCTGAGGTGAAGAAAATCACCACTAGAGTTCAGAAGTATACCAACCGCGCTCAGAGGCGGAGAAAATGATAGGAACGCTCCCAAAAGCCCTTGAAGTGGGCGGCGTGAGTTATCCCATCAATACAGATTTTCGGGACGTTCTAGACGTCCTAGAGGCCTTTGACGACCCGAATTTAACGGACAATGAGAAAATATATATATGCCTTTCGATCATCTATGAAAACCTAGACGATATACCGCAAGGCGATTATGAGGAGGCATATAAAGAGGCCGTCGCTTTTATAGATCACGGGATCAGCGGCGGCTCTTCTCATATCAAGACGATGGACTGGGAAAAGGATGAGGCGTTGATATTCTCAGCTATCAACAAGGTCGCCGGGAAGGAAACGAGAGAGTGTGAATATATCCACTGGTGGACGTTCCTCGGATATTACATGGAAATCGGTGACGGGATATTCTCAAAGGTCGTATCTATCCGGGCGAAAAAGGCAAAACACAAGAAACTGGAAAAGTGGGAACAGGAATTCGTACAGGCGAACCCGAACCTAGTCAAACTAGAGCGCAAGAGGTCGGATGAAGAAAAAGCAAACATTGACAGACTAAATAAAATGCTGAACGGAGGCTAATTATGCCTGAGACAAAAGGTTCGATTATTATCGACGCCGACCTTGATTCAAAATCCTTTGAGACTGGCACAAAGGAAATGGAACGTGCTATTAAGTCCCTCCACACAAAGGTAGAAGGTATGGGGCTGACGTTCCGCAAAGCGATGGACGGCAATACTAGCGCAATGAAGCAATTTGACCAAAAAGCCGCACTCCTGAGGGAAACTATATCCTCTATCGAAACAAAGATGGAACAACTAGGAGCGGTTAAGGTTGAAAATAAGGAATTTGCTTCTCTTAGACTTACTCTTATCGAAGCAGAGGAGAGGATCAGAAAATTAACAGAAGCACAACAAAAACTAGAGTCTAGCGGAAAAGATTACAACTATTCAATCGAGTATAAAGTTGCGATGGCACAGGCGGACGAGTACCGCGCAAAACTAACAAAACTACTAGATACCCATATCGGTTTGCTTAGATCAGGCAAACAGAATACCGAAGCGTTTAAAACAGTTGAAAAAGAAATAGACGCGGCAAGAGCCGGGGTTTCTAAATATACTGAGAAAATGGCTCAACTTCGTTCAGAGGGTAAAATGGGTAAACTCTCAGATGAATGGGTTAAAAATAACGATGAGCTAACCGCCTTAAAGAACAAGATCGTCGAAGTTAAAACTCAGATGGCCTACATGGTTGAAAACGGGAAAACGATTTTGTCGGGTTCGGAAACCGCTGAGTTTCAAGAGCTTGCGTCCACGTTGGAGTCCATTAAAGGGAAACTCTCTCAGATGCAACAGGGAGTAACCGGGGCAAAACAAGCATTAGCAGAAGAGAAGGAAGAAGCTGAAAAATCAGAGAAAACCCACACTTTCCTATCTAACGCCATAGAGAAAGTTGGCAAGGTTGGAAAGAAGGCCTTTAGTGCTTTATGGGCGGGAGCGAAAAAGATATTTAATGTCAAAAACGCCGCTAATGGCGTAGAAAAATCCCTCGGAAAACTTACAAAATCTTTTACTTCCTTTATCGGACGGATAAAGACTAGACTTTGGAGACAGGCAATTTCTTATGTCTTCAACGGATTCAAAGAAGGATTTGAGAACATTAAGGGTTATCTGCCTGAGGTTGAACAGAATTTTAATCAGTTACAGGCCTCTATGTTGACCCTTAAAAACTCTTTCGGCGCGGCCTTTGCACCTATTTTAACCGCCGTTGCACCCGCCCTTATTACGCTTATCAATCTTTGTGTAAGCGCAGTCGAATGGGTGGGTAAGCTCATTGCCGCACTGACCGGGGCGACTTCCTTTACAAGAGCCGTTAAGGTACAGGAAGACTACGCTAAAGCCCTTGGGGGATCAGCGGGAGCGGCTAAAGACTTAAAGAGACAACTCGCGGGATTTGATGAATTAAATATTCTGACCGACAACCAAAGCGGAGGCGGCGGAGGCGGCGGTGTAGGTGACGTCACGGGAATGTTTGAGGAAGTCCCGATTGAGTCCGCGATAACAGGATGGGCAAAGAGGGTCGTCGATGCCTTTAAGGCACAGGACTATGAGGAAGTTGGTAGAGCTATCGGTGAAGGTATCACCACCGCAGTAAAAAAGGCCGATGATTTTATCAACAATATCGACTTTACCGGGTTCGGTGTGAAGATTGCCAACGGGCTTAATGGACTCTTTGAAAGTCTTGACCTGAGTGAGGCCGGGAAGTTACTGGCAGACGCCGCTAATGGTATTTTTGATACCTTTGGAGGATTTGTCGAGACTTTCGAGTGGAATAAATTCGCCTCTAATATCGCGGGTGGAATTAGTGGAGCTATCTCTAACTTTGACTGGTCGGGCAATGCCAAAGCCGTTTCCAAGTTCTTAGTGGGACTAACTGGGTCTATTGCAACAACCCTCAAGGAAATCGACTGGGTTGCCCTCGGACAAGGTATTGCCGATGCTTTAGCGGCTATCGACTGGAAACAGTTACTCACTAATGTATGGGAAATCATCGTTGGTGTGTTTAAAGGCCTTGTAACCACTCTGCAAACCATCTTTGCAACCCTTACAATGGACGGCGTATCACTGGAAATCAAGAACGCGGCGGAGGAAATCGTCGGGAACGTCGAGACCATGCAAGCGGCCTTTGAGAATTCTATAGCGGGTTATGATTTACAGAAGGAACACGCCTTTGACCTCGTAAGCGAGTTGGAGGAATTACAGAAGGGATTCGAGAACGGCGCAGTCTCACAAGAAGAGCTGAAAAATAAGGTTGATGAGATTTGTCAGCTTTACCCGGATTTGATTCAGTATGTCAACGACGAGGGAACGGGATTCACCATCACCAACGACGCTATCAGGGAACAGATTGAACTCCTGACCGAAAAGGCAAAAGCGTCGGCGGCGGAAGAAGCACTGACAGAGGCCTACAAAGAACAGTATAAAGCGCAGTCAAACCTAACAAAGGCAACGGTCGATTATCAGAAAAAGCAGAACATCGACGAGATTTTCAAAACCGCAAAGGCAAGTGGGTTAGAATGGCGTGATGTACTCGAAGAAAATCGAGTTACACTGGAAGAGGCGGGTTACGACGTCGATAAACTTAAGTCTTCTTTGCAAAAGTTGAACATGGCGCAAGTTGATAATAAGACAAAAACGAATCAGTCTCGGGCGGCTCTTGATTCGGCTACTTACGCCGTGCAGACGTCACAAGATTATATCAACGACCTTACCTCTACCATTAAGACGTCCGCCGATAGCATGAAGACCTCAACGGGAAGTATTAAAACCTCGATTGAACAGAATATCGAGAACCCGTTGGGCTATGCCTCTGACGAATTTGACGCGTTGGGCAATAGACTACAACACCCCATCGGTTCTGTAAAGGTAACCTCCGACCCCTCATTGACAGAGACTAAGAAAATCTATGATGGTATCACGGACAAGAGTGCAACTGTCACAACAAAGGGCAAAACGGATTCTACTTTTACCACTAGTAAGTCTGCGTGGGATCAGCTCAGAGACACCAACGCGACAAAGACTCTAAAGGGTAAAACGGATTCGTCCTTTACCGCCAAATCCTCTGAGTACAGGGGCGTCACGGATTCCTCTGCTACCAAAACCATCCACGCCGTAAAAGGTTCGGAGTTTGACTCTGTAGTGGAAGACTACGATGCCATCAGGTCGAAGTCTGTTACTGTGACCGCAGAAGTAAAAATTGATAGTTCGCACTTGACCCCCAGTGAGGCAAAAGCTATAGACCTTTTCGAGACTGGCGGTATTGTAAGCCGTTTTGGACAAATAAAACGATTTGCCTCGGGCGGAAGTATAATGGCCTCAGGAAAGTCTTCTTGGTGGGATAGTGTTCAAAAGTACGCCACTGGAACGTCAAGAGCGCACGGAACGGTATTCGTTGCGGGTGAGGCCGGGGCGGAAATCGTCGGAAATGTGAACGGCAAAACTGAGATTCTTAATAAATCCCAACTTGCATCCGCTATCTATGCCGCAGTTGTTTCGGGTATAGCAACGGCATTTAGTCACCCCATCCCGGTAAGGCTCACGTCCATCGGTGTACCTAGCGTTTCTGCCCCTCTAGCGTCCCTAGGAACGCCCGCAATGGCCTCGGGTTCTGTATTACCCTATGAAGTATCTAGACGCGTCCTAGAGGCCTTAAACGGGGTCACAGAGGCTATTGATAATCAGACTATCGACCTAGTGAGCGCAATGAACCAAAACCGGGTTGCACTGGCACAGGCAATCATAGCCGCCCTTGATGGAATCGGAGTCGGTGGAGCTTCAACTACCAACGTAACTAGGGATATCAATAGGCAAACTAGAATGTTGGGGCAGTCCGTTTTACTAGGAGGTTAAGCATGATACCAGTATTTATAGTCGGGGAGGGAAATAATGCGGTAGATATCGCTAAGTATATCGGAGACCTTAAACCCGTCAGAAATGACCTAGACAAAGATGGTTCGGGGCGAGATATAACAGACGGATATTTTTACCGCGAAAGAATCGCTCAAAAGAAAAAGTGGAGCGTTTCATTTATTCCCCTCAGTGAGACCGAAATGTATCAAATCGCTAATTTACTAGACCCGCAGTATTTGACCATAACTTTCATTGACCCGAAGACGAACGCGCAAAGCACCTCGCAGTATTACGCGTCTTCAATGGACTATGGAAGTCAGCTAGGTTCAAAGGCGGATAATGCAATCACCTATGTAGGTGCATCTATCAATGTAACGGAGCGATAATGAGAGACACGACGCAGACATGGAAAAACATAGTCTCGTCCCGTGATTTTTTGGTAGGGGTTAAGTTGGTTATCGGTAACACCGAATATACCAACATAACCCCGCCTCAAATCGAGAGACCGGGCATCGCTGAACACCTTGGAATCGGCGGCGTCCTGTCCTCGACGATGAGCGTCACAATCAGGACGGACGATGTTATACCCAAATCCTCAGAGGTTGAGGTTAAGATAAGGCTAGAGAAAGACTCGACTTTTACCGACTGGGTAAGCTATGGAAAGTGGTACATAGATAACCGCGATACTTCTTACTCGGGGTTAGTGACCCTAGAGTGCTTCGACAAAATGCTCATGTTGGAAAGAGCGTTTCCGACTACTTCATGGCCTAAGACTCAGGTCGATACGGTGAGATTTGTCGCCGATTATATGGGCATTGAAGTGGATTCAAGAACCAACATAGTTGCAGACGGGCTAGTACAGTACCCGTATTTGTATACCATGCGTGAGACACTTGGTTTTATCGGTGCTATCAATGGCGGAAACTGGGTTATCACAAAGGACGACAAATTAAG